AAGTTAGAAGCTTTTGAAGAACCTAACCTTACTAAATTAATAGAGAAACTTGGTTTTGCTAAAACACAAAATCAAACTCAAAACGTACAGGGGGTACAATCATAATGTCAGATTTTGCAGACATCACATATAGCGAATCGGAATCGCAACCAAAACCAGAGGTAGCACCCTCTGGTGAATACCAGGCTAAAATTATTACTGCTGAAAAGTATCAAGCAAGAAGTGGTAATTGGACGCTAAGGATTATTTTTCAAATTGATGGCGGTAAATACCGTGATCATAATGAATGGTTTAGTCTTTGGAGTGCTAATGAGCAAGCCAGAGAAATAGCAACAGATATATTTACTAGACTTGGCAAAGCGGTAGGTTTTACAAAAGAGCCACCACAAAATGCTAAGGACTTTGAAGGTAAGACATTAACTATGCGTCTTAAAAAAGTTGAAGAAACTTGGCAAGATGACGAAGGTAATGATCAGGTTGCTGAGAAGAATAAAGTATTACTATACTTACCACCATCAGATGACGGTATGCAAGTACCACCCTCGGCTGTTCCACAGCTATAAAAAAAGGGGCGCAAGCCCCTTCTTTTTTTTCAAACAAATAAACTAAAACTTAGGCGTGTGTATTGCCTTTAATGTTTTAAGTTTATCAGCTGGTACGTTTCTCAAGTGTAATGGCACATGATCTTCGCATTTGTGCGTAAGAACCTCATTAAACAATATTTCCTGCTTACACTTTTCACATATCGCTTTTGCAATCATAACTCCTCCAGGTGCTTGATACACTGTTTAAGATACCATATAGCTTTGTTCAAGTCCTCTATATTTGCATCTTTGTGATCTTCACGCCAAATATACTTTAGTGCTGATGCCTTACAAAAACCTTTGAACTCTTCTCTTGAGCACATAGATTTAGCGGCCTCAATAAATTGTATGTGGCCTTTATTGTAATGAGGCGGGTGATTTACCATATCTGTCATTTTGTTCTCCATAATCTGATACCTTTAGATTGTTTTCTTTGTATAAACTCCATACCCTTTTTTTTACCTGTAGTTCTTATCGCTGCGATTTGCTTATAGGCATCTTTTGATTCTAAAAGTATAGAATCGCCCAACTCCATTTCCGCCAACAGTTTCGCCCAAACAAAAGGTTTTTTTTGACCAGGTATAGGTATGTTTTTGTCTATTTTTACAGGCAACTCAGTATCCTCTATATATTTGTCATATACGCTCCTGTCTTTTATTGGCGTTATAATTTGCCATTTAATTTTATTTTTAATCATTCGCTCCTTTGTCTTAATATTCTTTCTACCGCTAACTCTGCAAACTCTTGTTTCCTCTTTTCGCTAGTTCTTGGAAAGTATTTGCATATCTTTTTATACTCAGCTTCATATAAAGCTTCTAAATTAGTTTCATTATGATGATTGCTCATTTCTCCTCCTTAAATAAGAATCTATAGCATCTTCAAGCACTTCGTTAACAGAGTCGTATGCATATTTATAGTCACCATTAGAGCTTAAATGATAATAAGCATGTAAAAACCTTTTTGAAATACTGTAAGATAATTGACTTTTTATTTCGTCACTCATAACCTTTGCATCTAAATCAGTAAGCACCTCTTTCCCTACTTCTACTAATTTTTGTTTATTCATTCTTACTCCTGGTTTGATTGTCTTTCAAAATTAGCATTTTTTGTTGTAAATCATTTAACCTATGTGATATTCGCTTTCCATTTCTTGTGTCATACGAACTTCTAAATTTAAGATTGTTTGTTTTCAAAAGTTCTTTTACTGTTTCTTTTAAATATTCTTCTGCTTCTTCTCCTCTAATCCACCCAAGCTTTTTTGGGACTTCTATCTCTAAGATTGCTGTGTAAGTATTTTTAGTCATTCTTCCTCCTGGTTTGATTGTTTCTCAAACATTTCCTCTGATTGTTTTTGTAGTGATTTCTCTACACATTTGTCTATAAAGTTCCACAACCAATTAATCATTTTCTATAAAAAAATCCTGTGGCTTATATTTATTTGCTTCCTTAATTTCTAGCTTGATAGCTTCGACCCGTTTTATCATCTTCTCAAACTTTTCATCCTGTGGCATGACTCCCTTTTTTGTAAAATCTCTTAAAACTTTAGGCACAACATCTAAAGCTTTTGCCATACTTGTATTATTGTGAAAATAGTGTTTTGTTAAAAACTGTATGTCCTTATGAAGCCTTATTACTTCTATTTGCTTTATCATACTTTTAATCATCCTTCTTTTTA